CCTGATCGTCACCACTTTCCGAATCTTCGGAGTCGTTGTGGTGCTGATCTTGCTGATTCTCCATAGCGTTCTTGGCTTCTTCGGGGTCTTCCTTCTTGAGCGAAATGAGATCATTCATCACAATACGCATACCCACGATAAGGGGAGGTTCGCCCGTCTTCAGGGACTCTTCCTTGAGGGTTAGCATATTGAGCTTTTCAGACACCCATCCAGTAGTCAAGATCGGAAGTCCCAACTTTTCAGAAATCATCCAGTTATTGATGAGGTCTTGGGTGATGTTGGAAATCGTGTGAGCAAACTTGGTCTTGTGGAATGGCTTTTTGGCATTCGGCTTGAGTTCGTCAATCAAGGAACTCATTTGCTCGACATTGTAGAAGTCGCCCTGCTTGAAATGCAGAACTTCGTGAATGATGATGTACTCGACAGGCCACCAATAGTCTGGGAATTTTCCACCATTGGACTTGTACTTCTTTCCCCGTGCGGAATCCTTGGCGGTGACACCCGTGTAGTATGCCTTAATCATCAACGACTTGAGAAGATCGACATTGAACGCCATCATAGCATGAGGATCACACCATGCGGTCTTAGGTTGATATTCGGGCTTGTTGGGAATGCGACCTTTCTTGACCATCCAATCCCATTTGGAATTGATTGGGCCACCCTTGGGAGACCAGAGCACGAATTCGGGAGTACGGGGCTTCTCGTTGTAGCCATTGTTGATTGTCGAACCATTGACTACCGAACCATTGAATAAGAATGATCCATAGTCCATACGGATTTGAGCGCAGAAGTCGGAGAATACGGAGAGATTGATTTCGGGGAAGTTTTCATCCTCGAATGCCATGAGATCGTCAAGCTGTGGATTCTTTGCGATTTCCATGAGCAAGCCATCGAACGCACCGTCAATCCCGTACTTCGCCATCGAAGTGGTGGATTTCAAATCCTTACGGGCTTCTGCTGACTTCTTGGATTCTTCATTGAGCTTGGCAATGATCTTTTCCTTCGTAGCACCGTATTGACCACCACCAAGGCGAATGTACAGGTCGATGATCTTCTCATAACGCTTGTCGGAGGCATCGACCCCCTTGAAAGCATCAATCATCGCAGTGACATCGTGACTTGCGGAACGCTTCTTCCGCATTTCGATGATCTGCTTCTTCAATTCCTCTTTCTTCTTCTCACTGATCTTCAATGGCATAATCGTTCCTTGGGGTTAAGGCTTACATTCTATTTATGGGTTTCAATTCCAGTCAATTCCTTGTCGAAGAATGCAAGGACTGGTGAACCATATATCGGGCGGGTGGGATTGACGATTTCCACAAGCCACCGCCACGCATTCTGTGATTGAGGGAGGTCGATTCCAACGACCTTACCAACACCAAAACAGGTATCAACCACTTCGCCACAACGGAACCTATTATGTGTCCAATTCTGTCTCATAACTTCAATATAACACATTTCGATAGTTGTGCAATACAAGATACATTATTGATATTGAAAAAGGGATAGGGCATACACCCTATCCCAAATCCCGTCAATTTCATCAATTGACTTACACTTCGGTCACGGATTCAACACCCGCATCGGTCACAACGATTTCGACACCGACCCATTCCAGAGTGTCAATCGGGATGACTTCCACACGGACATCGAGACGGTTCTTGTTGTCGGGGTTCCGCATGACCTTGACACGATAACCCTTACCCGCTTCCTTCGTGGAGGTATCGAAATACCCCTCACCCGAACGCTGTTCAAGGTTGCGATCAACTGCTGTGTACAGACGCTCCATCAAAGCGGGGGAGATGTTCGACCAAATCAGGCTATCGCCAATCTGTTCGAGATCGAGACCGATCTTGTTGAGGATACGCCTTACATTGATGCGGTCACGCTTGGATTCGGTGCGCTGTGCGGTCTTCTGACCCCACATCACATTGCCTTCGGGCTTCTTGATGGAGGTATTGATGTTCTTGGCGTAGAGGTATCCGCAATCGGCCTTGGAGAACTCGACATTCTGCTCAATGCCCTTACAGACCGCAACGACCGCACCCGCAGGGGCTTGTGCATCGTTGAACATACGACCCGCCTTCAGGATAGCACGGAGACCTTCGATGGACTTGGGGAGCCACACAAGGCGACCGCTGATCGGATCACGCCTACGGTCGAAACCCGCATAGAACGCACCATAGGACGCATCCTTGAGACCCACAAAGGCGGGTTCTGCTGTGATTTCCACCTGTTCCTTTCGGATGTCGGTGACTTTGGACACTTGAGCGGTGTACATTGCGCCCATGCGTGTAGCACACACATCATTGAGCTTCTGGGACACGCTGAAAGTGGCATCCAAATCGGGATCAACACAAGTGTCTGCGAGATTCCAAGAAGAATACTCACGAACCTTGAAGAGTTCCCAACCGCTTCCAATTTGAGCGAGACCAGAGGTATGGGTGATGGAATTGACACCGACCTGACCACCAAGAAGGGCTTTGATCCCACTGGTGTTGAATTCGGAACCATCAAACACACCTTCGCTCATGTCAATCGTGCCATCGGAAAAGTCGGAGCCGACACGGATATAGACCAGATTGCGACCCTTTCCATTGATGATGCGATTGGCTTGCATAGCCACGCCACCAGTGGTCACGGAATCGTCAAGGGTGAAGAAGAATTCATCGACAATGGGGAGACCAGTGAAGGTAGTCACGGAAGAATTCGGCTTCTGGTAAACACGGAGGCGAAGAATCTTCCACCACATCGTAGGATACTTTGCGGAAAGACCAAGGACATCCTTTTCACGGATTTCGGTTGTGGAAGTCCAGACGGCATTGCCATCGGTCACTTGCTGTCCGAAATACGGAGTGGTAGGCCATGCGGGTTGAGTGGTTCCAACCGCACCGCTCTTCGTGATGCGCCAAAGGTTTCCATTCGTGTCTTCGTAGAGATCGTTGAGAACGGGGGTGGACGGGGTTGCGCTCCAAGTCGGAGTGATGGTTGTGATGTTGGCCTTCGCACCGTCAATCTCGAAACCAATCAGGTTTCCTTCGAGACCGGGTACTGCACTTGCGAGAGTGAAGCCATCGTTGGCAACGGTCATACCATCAAGGGAGACGATCTTGTCGGGAGAATAGCCCTTTCCAAGAGGGAGACTTTCATGGGAGACCACGGAGCTTGTGGGGAGTTCGGCAACACCCGCAAAGGTAGTACGCCATCCCGCATTGTAGGCAAGTCCCGCATAGAGCAACTTGTCATTTGCGACCGCTGTGTCATTGACAACACGGATCACATAGACTTCATCGGATTCGGTGAGTGCTTCGTATGCGACCCACCAAGCATAGCCAAACTTGGCAATGTCGGATGCACCGAAGACGGAAATGAGTTCATCCTGTGAACGAAGACGGACTCTCCGATTCACCGGGCCTTTTGCGAAGTAGCCGACTACGGCAACTCCACGGGTGGAAGCGGGAAGGACACGACCACCAGACTCATCCTTCTCTGCCAGATAAGTGCCGGGCGCATCTTCTTTACGAATGGTGACTGCCATGTTTAACTCCTTGTGGATAAGACCAAATGGTTCTCTATCCTATTTATGCTTTGAAAACCCAATCAGAGAGACGGTATATCATCCTCAAACGCCAAAGCACCGTTTGAATGCCTGTACCCACCGTTCTCAAATCTCATTGAATTGCTGTTCGGTGAATTCGCACCTACCTTCATAGACCCAAAAAAGTCATCGTCTCCACCGCCAAAACCAGAGAATAGGTTGTCGGTTGTGGCACTTTTTCCGAAAATTGACGCAGATTGACGGGGTTCCGAATCACCCAACCAATCACCCGTGGAACCACCGCCACCCATCCAGTCGGCATCCCCGTCACCCATTCCAGTATCCTCGTATCCCAATTCCTTGTCATGGATTCGGAACCGTGCATTGATCTGATTGGCACCCTCATCCTCGAATTCGGAGTTGGACTTCAACCAGAACAATGCCCAAAGAAGGCTCATCACACGGTCATCATGTTCGCCCTCGATTGCTTGGAACACATTGTCACGCACTTCTTCGTAGAATGAAAATTCCTTCATGGTCTCTTCGTCATTGAGCTTTACCCAATTGGATTCGATATATTCCCGAAGTGCGATATTACCGATAGCCTTGTTCTTCTTGTTCGACCGAACACCGAAATAATCCTTCTCATAAGAAACCAGACGGTCATATCCAAGATGTTCAAAGATTCGTTCGCAAAGGACACCGCCAAGATCGTTGTTTTCGACAATGATTTCAGAATTGTTGTAATACCGTGCGATTGATACGCAGATTTGGGCAAAGTCATTGATAGGGGTATAGTTGTCACCAAACACCGCAACTTGTTCCGCTTTGTGCATTCCATAGATTCGTAGAACTTGGACGATTGAATAATCACCACCAACGCCCTTTCCACTATCCACGGCAAGAATATAAGTAGCACCCTTTGACGGTTTCTCCCATATCTTAAACTTGTCATCGAAATGTCTAGCGATTGGATCGGGGGGTAATTTCAACGCCATATCTTCAAGACACTCTGCATTGATTAGGGTCTTGGACGATCCAAGGAACTTGCACTCGAATTCCTGTCTCCATGTCGCCAAGCCTTCCGTTTCAATAATCATCTTCTTGAATTCGGGCTTGGTATAGTTCGGAACTTCGGTATAGTCGATCTTGACGGGTACAAGCATACCCTTACCCGCTTCGGCCTTTCTCCACATTCGCCAAAACTGGTTCATTCCCTTGGGGGTACTTGTCGCAAACAATTGAGCCGATTTTCCAGATAGGATAGTCGGGAGAACCGACTTCATAAAGTCATCGGCGGCGTGTTTTGGAATAAATGCGTATTCGTCAATGTACACGCAATTATGAACTTTTATTCCATTGGAGTAGAAGCAATGGATGTCTTCTACATTGAGAAGATCATAGACATCCTCTTCACCGACATATTCGATTGACGATACATTGGATTGTCCATGTACTGTATCGACCATATCATCCGATTGAAGATCATCGAGACGAACCCACCCACGGGATGTAGAGAATTCGTGGTTGTCCGTTGCGTCAATTGACAATCCATTCGATAGGGTCAATCTCCAAGTTTTCTTGAACCCGTTATTGACGCATCCATCAAATCGCTTCCATCCTTCATCGGTTAGGACTTCAATTTCTTGTCCCCACAAATCCCCAACCGCTGTTGGCTCATCAACTCCCGTGATTGTTCGTTTCGCTTCATTCCACGATGTTTTTCCGCTGTCTTGCGAATCTTCTCTGGATTCTTGTTTTAATTTGACGAATGTACTTTCATCCTGTTCGTTCAATCCCCGCATTGTCGTTTTGTACACTTCGCCATTTGCGAAACGAACGATTACTTCGCTACGACCAGACAAGCAATGGAAAGTTTGACCACGGATCGAATCGCTTGTGGTGGAACCAGACACCACCATAGAACCATTCTCAAGCTCAATCGAACCCTTGCTCCACCCACCGTCCTTGACACCGGGTTGCATCCATAGTGGCAAAAATTCGTAGGCTTGCTTGATGTCACGGATCACCTTACGGGCGTTTGCGCCCTTGTTGGCGATGATGGCAACACGCTTGTACTCGAAGAAAATGGTTAGCCATAGGATGTACAGATAGATGCCCGTGGTCTTTCCACATTGACGGGGAGCCAATACGACCATTCCACGCTTCCCCTGTTTGGGAAGGTTCTTGATCGTGCGGATCATCCTCTTCTGGTATCCCCGTAGCTTGATGGTCACAATACCATCATCAAGAGTGGCGATCTTGGCATACTTCTCTGCCCAATACTCAAAGTCGGCACGGCATTTGAGATATTCCGTCAATTCTGCTTCGGAATACTCGTATGTCTCCCTATGACCACGGAGTCTTGGATTGCCACGAAATGCCATTACTCAAAGCTCCTATCGGGCTTCCCATCAGAAGGTACTTCTTCTGCTTCAGGAATTTCGCTCATCCTCGAAGCATCCAATTCACGCATGAACTCTGCCAATTGACGGGGACTCATGGTAAGCCCATTGGACGGAGCATCACCCGTCTTCACACCCATACCCGCTTTCTTTTCGGCTATGCGAATTTTTCGTTCCTCAATTTCGGACTTTCGCCTCAATTTGAGGAATTCCGTGTAAGAATTGATTGCACTTGTCCGTCTTTCCAATAATTGAGCATACGATTCCAATAGCTTCGGATGAGCACCGGGCATGATTTCGCCTTCGATCTGTAAAATCGCTTGCTCAATTGTCGTTATGTTGTCCCGATACGACCTGTCCAGAAAGTCATACGAATTCCGATCAATTGGCTCGACTGTCTTGGGATCGGGCAATTGAGCCACCGTATTCGTCTGTACGGGGGGCTGTGGCGGGGTTTCCTGTGGCAACCCGCCCGAACTACCCCACGCCTCTTCAGACGCTCTTACGGACGCTGTGGCGGGGATTGCCACGGGTTTCTGTGGCACGAAGTCGGCATCAAGAGAATCGAAGAAGTGTTGGGCGTTCTCGTTGAACCCTGAATGAATCTGCATAGTCACCTCAAAAGATCGTCAATGTGCGAAAATTCTCAAAATTCCGCAACTCCACCGTATTGGCTCGTTGTGTGTGCGCTGAATAGCTTTTGGAAATGCGACTGATCGGTCAATCGGCACACCACCGCTGTCTCGAACATGGAAATGGTGAAGCCACCGAAGCTCTTTCCCAATCCCTTCAGATATTCCAAGCATTCGGTCTTGATAGCCATGTCCGCTGTCCCAATGGTCAATTTGCCCATAGTGGACGCTATCGCCTCGAACACCGTTGCAGGGGGCAATACGACCTCTACAATCGGGTTCTGGATGGAGTTTCCAACAAACGATGGCTTCGTATCCGAAACCAGTACGACATTGGCGGTAAACTCGAACTTGGTAGGAAGAAGATCACCACTCGATACGGCTTTCTCGATTTCGGACATGGGCATGGAGCCATAGTCCTTGTACTTCTTTCCCTTCAGGTTGATGGTTCGTACATTCCGATTGACGGAAGCATCGGCAAGAATTTGGCGAGAAATGGGATCATCGGCAAGGCGTTCGACACCCAATAGGATGATCGTTGCCTTGTCATCGTTTCTGATCTGCCAGAACAGAGGGGCGATGTCATCGGGCATGAGTTCCGTACAGTCGATGACCTGTACTTTGGAAAATCCAGAAACGGAATTGACGAACGGAAGCCGAAGATTGTTTTCGTCAATTCCAGTAACAACCAGACTGAAATTGCGACCGCTTGGGAGAGTGGATACCGCTTCAATTGCGGGTTCCAGTGCTCCACGAATACGACCCTTGTTATCGTTCATCCATTCGGCAATGACGGAAGTATTCCATTTCTCTGTGGGGAGTTCCTGTTTGTCTGGACGGCCTGTGATGATCTTGATGAACGAAACTGTACGCTTCTTCGGATTCTCCACCGACCCAAACGAATCGGGATTGAGCTTGAGAGCATTTTCGGCAATGGGGAGCGGAATCTTTGCATACCCACTGATTTCGAGAGGGGTGTATCCAAGGCGAAGAAGATCAAGTGCCACCAGTTCGGGCTTCTGCTTCTTTTCCAGAACCGTCAATGCGGTCTTCGATTTGGCTAGTGCGCTAGAACCTTCGTCAATCAGGTATTCGTCACCACCATTGGTAATCACTGGAATGTCGTTCTTGAGGATTTCACGGCTCGAAAGGACATCGACTAGGACGGAAGCAATTGAACCAAGCCCAATTCCAGAAATAGCCAACCGATACGATGGACGCTTTTGATTCTTCAAGAACACATCAATGCTTGTCGGAGTAATCGCTTGTCGCTTTCCAGTCCAATTGATTCGGAAACTGGTCATCACGGGGCGCATGAACACATAACGGATACCACGCCCGAAATCATTACCATGACGGTAATTGACCACGAAGTCGGAGCCACCGACACGATAGATCGGTTGCTTCAGTCTCCTTGCAAGGTATCGGACGAATACTATTTCCGTCTGGGAAAAGTTCCGATTGAGCCGAATCGACTCTTCAATTACCTCACGGTGTTCTTTGATCTGCGAATACTTCATACTTCTATTTATGCACCAATATCATTGACTCGATCCAAAAGTTCGTACAACCAATATCCATAGAGGGTTTTCCTCTTATTGACGGCTTCCTGTGGTATCTCTTCTTCTGTGAATGCCATGAGCGTTCTGATCCTTCGATCAAAGCTCTTGTCACCGTCAAGTTCAATGACGGAGATGTATTTGTAGAGTTCCTTCAAGAAGATCGCATTCGTGATTGGTCGATACAGGTAGGCTTCGCAAGTCAAGCTCAATGTTCCTTCGATCTGGTTCATATCGCTTCCAGTCAATTCCTGTGGAATCTCGATGGAAGGATTATCCAGATTGACACGGACATTTCGGGCAACATCAAGGAACGGGATTTCCTTCATTCGGAGTGTCAATGAGGGATTGAAGAATGGAATGATTTGTTCGATGATCTGGATGTAATCTTCCATCGACTCTGTTCTGATCTTCAACTCATAGGTCAAGTCATACGGAGTCGGTGAATAGTCCTTGAAGTAATCAGGATCAACCGAAGAATCGACCGGATACGGCCACGCCCGTTCTTCATTGGGAGCCATCACCCGTTGTTGGGCATAATTCATTCCAGTGAACACAAGAGCCAATGCGGGGACTTGTTGGTAATAGCGTTTTCCACCATCCGATGAATAATCTTCCTTTCTCTCGAAGTATTCTTTCGTCTTTGGCGCAATATGAAGAGGAACTTCGATTTCTTTGATTACAGTGATGAAGTCCTTATCGAATCTACGAACCACGATGTCGTTGAACATATCGGCAAGACCAAGCGTGATACTACGAAGGACATTGGGAGAATACCAAGCCTTCCCATTGTACCGATCACCGTTCTGTACACCGTCTTGTTGGGTGTGTGCCATTTAGAAACCCCCGAATGGATCATTGGGTGCTTTCTCACCCGCCTTTGGTTTATACAATGGAGATGGCTTTCCTTTTCCCGTTGTCTCTGGGAATGTGTTTGGAACGATAGCCGTGCTTCCATTCATGGTATTGATGAAATCAGTATCGTCAAAGATGTCTTGTGCGCCAAGAGGTCTGATTGACGAATTGATGAGATTGTCTGGATCATTGATGTGGTCATCGGTCATCTTATTGACAACGATCTCATACACATTATCCAACTGCAAGAAGTTCATGGATGTCATACCATCGTACCACGCAGTCACTTCATAGTAGAAGTTGTTATACATTGGCTTGATGATGTCACCAACACGGGGAGAATAGATCGCTTGTTCTGGTAAAACATCTAGCTTCCCTCGTTCCGAAAAATGCTTAATGCTTGCAATCATTGAGAAGTTGTCAAGTCCTTCAATACCGAACGAACTCCAACGATCATCTTCAGCGGGAAGATCGAAATAAACCATCACAAGAAATTTTCGGATAACCCTTCGATTTCGGTCATCACCAAAAAGAGTGTCATACGAAGGATCGTTTGAAATGAGGATGTATTCGCAGAGAACCCCATGATGGTTAATCATTTCGGCTCCCATATCCGCAATCAATTTTCGTTCATTGTCATACTTGGGAGCATGACGCTTGAACCAAGGCTTCGGAAGTCTGGATAGATGGTCAAAATTATTTGGCATTCAATAACCGTTTGGAGAGAGTTTCTTGAATATCATCCATATACCCAATTCGCAACAATGGAATACCGATACTATCG